CTCCAGGAAAAATCTCCCAGAGCGGCTCTTGCGGCATTTGGAGTGTTCTTCACACTCCTTTTTATATTTCAATCATTATTACTATAGCACGATGTAGGCACGATTGCCTGTGACGTAGACGGTCTTGCCATTGTGCTTTTCTTTGATACGTAGGAATCTGCCGACACGCCCTTGAATCTCAACTTTTGAGTTAAGTTCCAAGCCGTAGACTTTCCCAGCGTCTGCCTTTGGTGCATCTAAGGCGTGAGTATGTGGCATCACGATCTTGGCAACGCCATGTTTGGCATCGTTGTATGCGATCGGGTTAGTCTTGACATAGACGGCACGACCATCGAAGTATTGGTTCTTGCCAACCTTGACAGCGCCGTTTTCAAAGCCTAGCACCTGCCAGACAGAACCACAAGGTTTTAGCTTGTCACTTTCACGCTTGTCTAGCTTTGAGCTGGTATAAACATATGCACCTTTTGAGTTGCTTACTACGGCAACAGCGCCAATATTCCACTTGACTACGGGATGCTGAGAGGGCGATTCTACGGTCTTGTTTACCTTTTTTGGTGATTGATTACCCGAACTGATCTTTAAATCGACTAGGGTAATATTGCCATCAACGCCAAGACCACGGTAGTTATCAGTAAACTGCCAGATTGCTACGCCGTCCATAGATGGGAAATAGTTAAAATCAGCTGAATCTTGACGACCCATGACCTTATATGAGGCTACCCAGAGACAAGTTCCGAATGATTTAACAATTCGGCTGGTGCTCAAATGATTTCGTAAATTGAAAGCACCTGAATAGACAAGTGGCTTGTATCCTGCTTCTTTGATTACCTGCATTGCGGCAAGAACAGCATCGGTGTTGGCACTAGCACCGCCATTGACTGAATTGCCAGAACCTTCTTCCCAGTCGTCAGCGATGTAGCTACCAGCTGGGACTCCGTAAGCCTTAGCCTTTTCAACGGCATACTTAGCTTCTGCCCGTGCTCGTGTGACCGAGCCGGAATGGTTGGCATAGAAATAGCCCATGGTTAGCAAGCCATGAGCCTTTGCAGATTTAATTTGCGCTTTTGCTTTCGGGTTGATGTATCCAGTACCTTGCGTAAGCTTTACGATAGCAAATTTCGCACCCGTGTAGCTAACGTTTTCTTTCTGGAAGCTGGCTACGTCCACACCATAGCTTTTCTTTGATACGATTGAGCTTGACATCTTTTTCACCGCCTTTCGTTTGGTTTTCAAACGATTTGTCAAACGATTCAAAAACGTACTCGTTATACGTCTTAGTTCTTGTCATCATTGTCGTCACCTGATACAAAGCCAATTGGTTGGGCGTTGGTATCTTGTGTATCCTCTTGTTTGGCTTGGTCCGCTGTCATTTGGTCATAAGCATGTTGGACAGCACCCTTGGCGACTGTTTCGGTCACTGGCTTGTTTTCTTGCTTGGCTTGATCAAGTAAGGCTTGTACAGCCTTGACCTTCTTTTCGGCACCAGAAATATCCAGCGTTGCGGCTTCGCTTACGACAAACTTAGCAATCTCATCAATGGTCATTACTTGCTTTGGAAGTGGTTTAGCCGACTTTTTGGCAAAGTATTCGATACTAGTAGAGATACCGATACAGATAGCCACGATAGCCAAAACAACTATTTGTGTGTAAGCAGTTAATTCAGTGAGATTCATTATTGGGTCACCTTCTTAGTAGTAAGTACGCCGCTAGTGATGTCGCCCGTCTTAGCAGGGGTGTAGCCTACTGGCTTATCCTCTACCGCTGGCTTGGTTGCGTCTGGGTCCTTGACCATGGTTTCGTCTTGGATACCTGACAAATAGCGCACCCACTTGGTAACTGCACCTTTGATGTCTTGTGGCACATCGTCCAAGGTTAAAACACCATCTTGCACAAGAGTGGTGTAGTCTAAAATTCTAGTGTTTGGTTTCATTTTCGGATAACTCCTTTCGCAATTTTTCGTTTTCCCTGCGTAATTCCTTATTTTCTTTAACTACAGCCTCATAGTCGTCTACTAAAAAGCTATGGCTGTCTTGTCTCGTATTTCTCTTATCACTTAGATATGAAGTAAACAACCCCAACAGGAATGGAGCTAGTACACTAAGTACGTCTTTAAGACCTTGCAAGTGTATCAGCTCCTTTCTCAGTCCTGTGGGTCATACTCATAAGCAATCTGCATAAGGTTAATGATTGCGTAGATCTCAAAAACAATAGCAGGGTGGAATCTGAAATAGCCGGCTCCAACGATGTGAAAGCTTTCCGCAACCAGCAGAACTGTCAAGAATGCTACTGACACGCCTAGACCAACTTTGATGATTAACTGTACCCGAATATCAAAAACACCGCACAAAATCAAAATTAGTCCTGCCATCAAGCCGATACTATCGACCCAGACGTTATTCCACGCAGGTGCTAGACTTGGTGGGTAAAAAAAGTAGGTTCGATCTATCAGAAAGCAGACCGCCAATGCCGAGATTAACAGCCCTGTTTTGATGAAATTCCAGCGACTAAGCTTGTGGTGCAGGTTGAGCTTGCGGTGCAACATAGTCTTCACCTGTGACTTTCTTGTAACCTGCTGCGTCCAATAAGCCTTGTTGAACTAAGCCTTGAAAGTAAGGCTTTTGGAAAAGCCCCATTTGATAGTCAAGTACCCACATTTGTAAAAATAAAGCGTTTAAATCAGTCATAATTAGTTACCTCCGTTTTCTTGCTTGTTAGTGTTTTCTGCTGGCTTAGTGTCACTGGTTGGTGTAGCAGTCTTAGCTTGATCTGCTTGCATGCCAACCAGAATTTGTTGCATTGAAGCCATAACCTTGTTGGCTTGTTCTTGCCCTTCTGCGACCTTTTGCAAGCCTTGGGTCAATGCTAAGGATTGTTGTGTTTGGACTTGTTGGCTTTGTTGCATGGCCTTCATTGCTTGGTCAAACTTATCGTTGGCTTGGTCAAGTGCGGCGTTCTTCTTATCAAGTTCTGCGCTCTTCTTATCCAATTCTTCAATCTTTTGTGTAGCTTCTTGCAAGATTGCGGCTTGACCGTCCTTGGAGTTTTCTACCCAGCCATTAACCTTCAAGTCCCAGACAGGATCTTTTAAGCTGTCGTCTGGCTTTTCAATGTGCCAGTGCCATGGAAGTTCTGGCAACTCATAAGGCAACGTAATTACTACGTGATGCATTTCTGCGTTGACAGAGTCAGGATCACTAAAGTAATAGGTAAACCCCTTGTTTTCTTGTGTAGCGTTTTCTTCTGCGCCCGCTACTGGTGCAACTTGTGTGTTTTCATCAGCCATTTTATTGGCTCCTTTCTATTAAAAAAGCCCACGGGAACTCCCCGTGAGCAAGGCTAATTTTTTGCATAAAAAAAGCACTCAATGAGTACTAATACTATAACTGTTCCCTTGATAAATACTTAGTCATGATATCCGATGCTTTGATAAGCGGTGTGTATATCCCATCACCAGTATTAGGATTATTTATCCAATGATCAACGTCAACAATATAATATGGAATATTATGTTGATCTACCACAACGCCTGTGATTTCACCCGTAGAAGCTAAGCCGCCTATTTCATCCGGTTTATTCCATTGAATCGAATTACTATTGATAGAATAGCTATAATAAGCATTAATGACTCCCTCTCTAGACCATCCTATTTTATATTTACTGCAAGTTATCGCTCTGCCAATTAATTCTGTATTTACATAACCGACAATAATTTTTGTTGTAGGGTAGTAGTCTTCTTTATTAAACTTCATGTGATCTAGCATACAGCCACCGCCTTTCTGGTGGCGGCTCTAAGTACTTGGTATAGGTGGATTAACGGGCTAATTACCCCCCCTAAGATTTCCGTACAGTCCGATTTTCGAACCCATACAGGACCATAGACGGTGCTACTATCTCCTTTACAGATAATTGGCAAATCTATACTTCTCCCGACTAAATAAGCGGTATTTGAAGAGGCACATACATCCAGCTCCAAATCTGCGTTCAGTAAAGAGTAAGTAGTATTTGGAAAATCCGTAAAAACGGTGCTTGTTGAAGTTCCTTTGGGAATTTTGACCTTTTTAGGGAACATAAGATAATCATTTTTATTGAAGATCATCTTTTCGATCATAGAACCACCACCTTTCTAGTGATAGCTCTAAATGCCTGACATAAGCGGATTAGGGGGGGTTTACCCCACCATTTCAAGTTGCGAGCTTGTGATACCAGCACTCTGTAATAAAAACCATAAGTCTCATTTCCCGCGCCTAAGCTATAAGTGTCTTGCGTTTCAAATTTGTTTGTGATAAATGCATTTATTCTTCTGTCATACCCAACGATTTGAAAATTAATGCTTTGAACAGATTTGCCAGGGTTAACAGCTCCGTTATCATCAATTAAAACTGACCCAGATGGCAAATATCCAGATGTAGGTAGAAAACTAGCATTAAAGTTGCCGTTTTCGTCCGTCAGGCTTCGCCATTTTTTACGATCAAATAGCATATGATCTAGCATGTTTCCGCTCCTTTCTTAAATAGAGTGAAAGCATACTCAACCATTGACGCAATAGTATGTAGAAGGCTTTTACCCCCCCATATTACATTTCTAACATTTGTTTTTTCAACTACGCCCGTGTAATAGTAATGCGAATAAACTGCATTATTAGGATGCTTGTTTTCATCACTATCAGCGTAAATTTCAAGTTGTCCATCAAAGAAATAAACGTCTTGACCTGCCCCAACACAGGTAACCTCAGCATCATTTAATACTCGCCAGCCATTACCCGTATTCGGGTTTTTGATCGGTGTTTCTGCCATGACAGTAAATCTTGATGGACAAGCATAATAGTTTTTATTATTAGCTGTAATAGCGGACATATCGTTTGAAATTTCAAACCACTTTTTTACATTAAAAATTAGATGATCTAACATGCTTTCACCTCTTTCTATCTATCTATTTTTCAATCATCGCAATATCGTTTGGATTGTTGTTTTCCCATTGCTGGGCTTGTGCCTCTTGGTTGGCTGGGAACCGCTTGCCTTGCAGGTAGTTTTGTTTGATGTAGTTGATTTGATTAATCAAGTCGTTAACTTGGTTTTGTAATGTGGTAATCGTATTAAGTAAGCTATTAATATCCGACTTCC